GCGTTGTCGCAGTCGGGGCGCGGTTCGGTCGAACTGGTGCCCCACACCAGGCCGCCGATCGCGGCGACCACCAGCGGCGTGTAAACTTGCAATGCAGCCATGAACGCTGCCCACACTTCTACTTTGACCAGTCCGGCGATGATCGTTGCCGCCGCGGTTATCGGCAGGCCGATCAGCAAGACCAGGGCGATGGCAAAACCGATCAGGCGCCCGATTGCAACAGTCCGGTTGTCCGCGCCGGTCAGCGCCTGCATCATCCAGCCCATGTCAGTGCCTCCTGCTCGACCCGGTCGACGCGTGCCAACCACCCTTTGCCAAACACGCAAAACGTCGGCAGCGTGCGATAATGGTCGCGACGCGCATCATTAAATCGGACAATCAGCTTGGCCAATCCGATCCTGCTGGTGTAAGTTTGCGCCGCGGCAAGGGTGGCTGGGCCGGGCACGCCATCCTTCGGCGCGCCTACCACTGCCTGCAGCGTCCTGATCGCAGTGCCGGGGCCGCAGTTGATCGCAAAATCGAACAGGGCGAGTGAAAGCGCGGTTGGCAATTTGTCACCTGCGACCCGGTCCCAGAACCAGCTTTTGTACAGGGCCGCAACTTTAGCCGGCGTCAGCGCCCGCATCGCATCGTTGGTCGGGCACTTTCCGCTCCAGGCGTGCCATGTCCGTGCTGTCACGCCCAGGTTGGTCGCCCCGCCGGGATCGCGGGCATCATCGACAAACCCGCCCTCTTCGCGCAACACGATGCCCAGCGCATCGGTGAATGTGGGCATAACCGGCCTCATGGGTGGGCTTGGGGGTGTATTTCGCCCCAACCCGCCGCAAACAAAGTCAACAGAATGCCAACTAGCGTGACGGCAGCGGTAAACAGCCATTTGAACAACCGTTCCGCGCCGGATCGCTTGGCATTTTCCAGCCGCAGCTTGATGATCTCCTCGGTCAGTTTGTGGAAACCCAGCTGCATTTCGATGCGCAGGGCCTCGATGCCATCGCCAAGCGCGGCTTCCACCCGGTTGATATCGCGTCGTGCGGCATCCGCGCGTTCGAGCGCCTGTGTGATGTGCGCATCATGGGCGGGTGGTCGGGCAAAGTCACTCATGGGGCGCTCACTGCGCCAGGCGCACGGTCACGCTACCGGCGGTTAGCGTTATCGACAGATAGTAGGTCGCACCGGCATCGGTTTCAGTCAGGACCGGTTCGTTGACGATCGCGCCGGCCACCGCGGAAAAACGATAGGACCCGGCAATGCTGCCACTTTGGGTCACCCCGATCCGGGTGGTGCCACCATCATTCGATCGCAGCAGTTGCGCTGTTCCTGTAGCGGCGGATGTGGCATTAACGGTCAACCAGATCCGCCGCGACAATTGCGGTGAAAATGGCCCCAGAATGTGGGCCGCAGTATCGCCGATCACAGCGGTCAGCGGCGCCGAAGTGGCCGCACCGAACAGCGCAGCAATTGCGGCCAGCGCAGCATTGCCGATCGCCTGATTGGCCGAGGTGGCGGCGCCGCCCACTGCGCCGATGTTGACCGTACCGACAATGTTGGTGCTCGCGGCCAGCGTGGTTACGGTCATTGGCGCAAACGTGCCATCGCCCATGTCCACAAGGCGTCTTTCAACCATATTGCCAGACAGGCCAGGCAAAAGGTTGGGGGTCTTGATATCGACCATGCGTCACTCCTTGCGCGCAATCCCATCCGGATTGGCGCGGTTGCTGGCGGGGGAAAGGGGCATTGCGCTGTTGCAGCGCCAGGCGAACCTGCCAGATCGATCTACGCAGAATCACCGTGGGTTTGGATCGCATCGGCCACGGCGCTGTCGATCAGCGGGCGGTCGGCAAGATTGACCCGGCCCAGTCGCAACAGCGTTTCGGCCTGGGTCGTTATCGCCGGTAGCGCCTGATCGGGCAGGCTGGCGCTATTGCCGAATTCATGATGCGCCATGGCATCAAGGATTGCCGATCGGACGTCGATACCCGGCTCGGCAGGCTGCCCAGCGGCAATACGCGCCTGGTTGTCGGCCAGCTTCGACAAGTCTGCCGGATGCACCAAACCGATCAACGGGGCCAGGTTGATCTGCGAAAACTGGGCCGGCGCCTGCCGCTGCAACAATTCGAGCCGCAGCGCAGTGGCATTGTCCGGCGCAGGCAAGGTTGCAGTCTGGGCCGCACCGCGCATCGCGCCGTCGATGCTGGCAAGCGTCGCCGGTGTCATTTGTGCGACAAGATCGTGCGGCAGATCGGCAGCTTGCATCGCTGTACCCGGCACAGCTGCTGCCAGGGCCACCACTGCCCTGCCTGCGGCCAGATCCTGCAGGGTCTGTTGTGCCCGGTCGGCCGCCATGCGTCGTTGCGCCAGATTTGCGGCCAACGCCCGATCGGCGGATGAAATATCCTGTCGCTGGGCTATGCGATCTAGCATTGTCGGCTCGTCCCAGTTGCGCGCGGTTTGCGCTGTGCCAATCAGTGCTGCGGGCCCACCGGCCTTGCTCAGCAGGGTCAGGGCATCGGCGGGCTCGCCGGTCGGCGTGGTCGCAGTCATCGTCACCTGCGGTCCGGCGCTGCCGATCGCATGTGACGGCGTTACCAGATCGCCCGGCGTCACTGCGCCAAGCCCCAGTCCGCCATAGGCCGTGCTGCTGCCATCGGGATGCAAAATGCGCACCGTGGCATTGTCCGGCGCGCCCTCGATCGCGCTTACCACGCCGCCTGCAACCGGGTGAATTGCAGCCCCGGCCGGTGCATCCATCACCAGCATGTCAGGCAGTGGCGGCAGGGTCTGCGCATTACCCGGGCCTGGTGCCGGATTGCCCCCGGCGGCTTGGGCAAAGATCGATTGCATGCGCTGCGCCTGTGCGGATTGCCCAAGCCGCGCCACCGCCACCTGATATGCCGCCGGTGTCAGCGTATCGCCCCAGCCGTCAACGATATGCGCGGCAAAATCCGGCTCTCCGGCGCCAAGCGCCTGTCCGATGGCCTTGGCAACCGTCGCACCAACCGCAGATCGCGCAACCGCTGTTCGCTCTGCATCGCCAGCTTCCGGGCTTGCCTGGCCGATCGCCAGTGCATGAACCTGCCCCAGCCCCTGCACAAACCGGGATGGGTCCTGCCACGCCGCCGCGGCAGATTGCTGCGCAGCGGTCATGGTCTGGTCAGCCACCGCTTGCCGTTCCACGCCCATTTGTTGCAGGGCATGGCCGGTAATCCGCGACGTGGCATATTCGATCGCCGGGTCAAGGTGCTGGTCATACGCGGCCACCATTCCCGGCGATCCAAGGCTTGCTTGCCCCAGCGCCCTGATCCGGTCGATCTCGTCAATCGCTTGCGGCTGCGCAGCCACCGCGTCGCCCCCTTGCAGGCCCGCGTGGGTGGCAATCAAATGGTCAAGCGTTGCACGATCCTGCAATGCACGGGCGCGCCCGGCGGTATCCTCGCCCAGCGCCACCATAACCGATCGCCAGTCGTTCAATCTGCCAAGATCGGCCCCACCCGCCACCAGCGCACCACCGATGGCATTGGCCATACTGGGTCCATTTGGCGCAGAAAAGCGTGCCGTGTACGGCTGCGTCGGCACCACACCGGGGTTAAGGCCGGGTGCGCGCATCACAGCCCCAACCCCGCTCTGAACGGGCCATACTGGCTTGCGCTACCCAATGCCGATCCGCCGGCACCCTGCGAAAGCGATGACAAACCGCCGCCTTGCCCGCTGCCAATCAGGCCAGAACCAATGTTGAACAGTCCTCCCACCAGCGCAGCGTCGCGCCGGCTGTTGGCGGCGGATGCCTGGGCCAGATCGTTGGCCACGCCGATGTCGGATCCCATCAGGTTCTGGTTACCCTGCGCATAAATTCGCGCCACGTTTTCCTGGCCCAAAATCCGGGTGTCGTTCAGCGCATTGGCTGCCGTGCCATAACCCGTTGCATTGCCGCTGGCCGCAGCCAGCATCGTCTGCTCACCGCTCACATCGGCCATCTGCCGATATTGCTGCAGCGCGGCCTGGCGCATGTTCTGCTGGCCGATTTGCGCAGCATTGCTTTGCGCGGCGGCATTGGCATTGGCCGCTTGTGCTTGCGCTCTGGCCTGGCTCATTTGGGCCGCCATGCTGACGCCGGAACCAATGGCACCGATCCCTGTCGCAATCAGCGGAATAAGGGGCGCACACATCACTTTGTCTCCCGGATGAAACGCCGAAACGCGACCGAACGCACCACGACAAGCCTCTGTTCCACGGTAAATCCCCAGTGTTCGAGCAGGCGGATGGCCTGCCGGTTTTCTGCGGACACGAAATTGCGCAAGCACCGGGCGTAGCGATGCATTTCAGCCAGGACAGCCGGCCCCCCGGCAATCATCAGGCGGGCATGGCGGCCAACCTGATCGCTGCCCAGAAACCACGCGATGCCATCGCCATCAGCCGCCGACACGACAATCACTCCAAACATCGCCTGCACCTCGTTACCTGACAGCGCGGTCCACGTCCGGGCACTCGTCGCCAGCCCGCGGCGCAACGCTGACTCGGCACACAGCCCCATCGCTTCACATTCCAGGCGATCGATTGCCCGCATCCGCCTCGCCAGGTCGGGCACATGCTCGGCCCGCGCGGGAACCAGTCGCACAGCCACCGCCACACGGGCCCGGCTCATCCGCCGATCACCGGATCGATTGCAACGCCCAGCAGGGTAAACGGCAAGGGCGCAATCTGGTTGATCCAGACGGTGCATTCATCGCGCACCTTGTTGTCCATCGATACTGGATAAGCGCCTTCCAGCAACGCACCTGCCGGATCGGTCGGGCGCGGCCGCACCGCAAACAGCTGCTCGCTGCCAATCCCGGCATTGATCGGGCCAGTCGCGCTCAACGTCAGCACTGCCAGCGCCGGGTTCTGCACCCGGCCAAGGTTTGATCCCGTTCCGGGCGGGTTGATGCGCAGCGGCAGGGTCTCGACATCAACCGCATAAGGCAGGCCGAACGAAACCACCGACCCGGCGCCGATCGATGCCGGCAAAGTAATCGTGCCATTGGTCACCGTCAGCCCGCTAACCGGCACACCATCCACCAGCCCGGCAACATTGGTCGCCCCTTCCAGATGCCACAGGCCGGTAAAGGTCGCTTGCGGCGTGGCAAAACTGGCCGAAACCGCGCAATCGACAAAGCAGCAGTCGGCCAGCGAGTTCCAGAAATGCGATGCCATCCGCTCGATAAAACGGTTGGTCTGCCCCGCGATCGTGCGTTCAACGATCAGATAGACCCGGTCCTCGCCATTCTCGGTAATCGAACAAACCGACAAAACTTTGCCGCTGGTCTCGCACCGGGTCCAGCCCCAGACTTTCTGTTCCTGTTCCCAGGTAAAGCACAGCAGGACGCCGTCATTGCGCGCCGCCCAGATCAGCGATCGCGGCTCCTGGCTGTAACACCACGAAACAATCGTGTGGCCCTGAAAAAAGTGCGGCGAAAATATCGTCACATCATTCGCGCGCAGGCCATTGATGGCAAAATCAAACCCGAGGCTGCGGATCGACGCCCCGGCTGATGGAACGTAAAACACCACGTTATCAACCACCAGCGGCGGTAATCGCGCTGATCCGCGGCCAACTTCGCGCTGGATCACCGGCGGGCGCGCGCCATCGATCGGGCTGCCCGCGCCATCACCGTCGATCTTGAACACGCCGTCGCTGGTCAATGCCAGCAAAGCCTTTGTCGATGTCAACTGGTTCACCGAATTGACCCGCCCGGCCATGATCGCAAAACTCATGGCGTCGTTGGCACGCAACGGCGTTGAATAATCCAGGTTCTCGATCAGCCCTGATTTGGATGTCCAGATCCCGTGCGGCACATGGGTCGAACGGGCCCAGACCGATCGTTGCTGAAACAAGGTAACGGTCGAAGGGTAATTGCCCGCACCGGCAAACGGATTGTTTGCCAAGGGTGGTGCCTGGCCATATGCCGGGCCAATGTTGTCGTCGACAAACGTCAGCGCCCGGGTCGTGCCGATATAACCATAAAACTTGGTGTTGTCGGCTTTATACACATTATACCGCGTGGCTCGGGGCGCGGCGGGCCACGACAGATGGTTGCAATTGCGCTTCAGCGTCAGATCGTTGAACGCGCTCGCCGCGGGTGATGCAGTGCTTTCCTCGGTGGTGTTGTCATCCACCGCCGTCACGCAATACATCGCCGATTGCGGAAAATAATTCAGCCCGTTGTTGGCCGTATCGGTATCGCCAATCGTGCTCTGCACCGCGCATCCGCCCGGTGGCAAGATCGCCGGCGCAAACCGCACCGTTGCAAATGTCCAGCTGGTATTGCCCGCCCGCACCAGCTTGGTCGGCGGATAGTCCAAGTGCGCGATATACAGCGTGTCGCTGGTCTGTTCATAATCGATCTCGGCCAGATCGGCCCCATTATAGGGCGATCCCGCCTTGTAGATGCGTGCGGCTCCCATCGGCTCAATCCTTCAAACGAAATCCGCCAAGCCCGCCGCCATAGAACACCGGCAACACCGGTGGGGGCGGGGCAGGGACTGGCACAGCAGGTGGCGCGATAACCACTGGCGGTGCGGTGTTGACAGTGCCCCCGGTGCACCCGGAAAACGTCGGGCAAGCCGAAGTGTCGGCGCTGATCGTCAAAGTGTTCGCATCGATAACCGCAACCACTGTCCACGATCGGTAATTCATCAGCGCGCCCATGCCGCCGGCGATCCCGCTGAAATAGATCAGGTCACCTGCCGCATAGCCGTGCCAGGCAATCGCCACTTGCGCATTGGTGGCATTGCTGATCGCGGTGACCGCTTGCTCGCTCTCCAGAATGCGCCCGCCCAGCGCGCACGGCGCCATATAACCCTGGCCCATTTCCAGCGCATAAGTCTGCGTCATGGAAAACTGAAAAGGCACCAGCCTGGACGGCTGCGCCGCATTGAGCACCGGCCCAACCAGACGAGTGCCCGGCCGCTTGGTCACCCCCCCGTATTTCATGATGATCACATTGCGCGCCCGGCGCAGCGCCGATTGCCACGCATCGACATCAAACCGACCATACAGCTGCGGGCCCAGCTCGCCTTTGCTGAAATTGACCTGGGGGATGCGCGGTGTCACAGCCCGGCTCCGATCCCGGCGCGGGCAAATGCCACTTCGCTGGTATAGCCCGACGGACGCCGCACGCGCTGGTTATAATCGTCGGCAATCGCCCGCGCCCGCGCGATTTCCGCAGCCTGCGCCAGTCCGCGCGCCAGCGCGGTATCCTTGCGGATCGGAATGGCCACACGCGCGGCCAGTTCCAACGCAAACGCCCGCTGCAGCAAAGGCGGCAGGGCACCCGGATCAGTCAGCGCAGCGGCAAAGACCAACGAAGCATTGGCCACATTGGTATAAACCAGCCCACCTTCATGCATAAATGCCAGGGGCGCCGCCTCCTGCATCGGAAACGGAAACGGGCCTCCAGTCGGCAGGCACATGGCGTCATCCTGCTGCGCACGGATCGCCAGCGGCCGAACACAATTTGCCGGGGTAAAATAAGCCTGCATCCACTCGGCCGGCCGATCGTTGGCGGTTGCGATCAGGACAGCGCGCGCAATCGCAAAGCTCCAGTCCGACCATGTCGCAACTTCGGCAAGCAGCGGCGCTGCAAACCGGCTGACTTCACGCGCCTCGATTGAATTGTCCGTCACCGCCATGATCGGCCCGGCAGCAATCTCCGCCAAAGCCATGTTGCAGATATCGTCAAGCGTCATCATGCCGGATAATCCTGTAAAAACAGCTACGTACTTATTGGCCAGAGGGCGTCGGGGCCGATCGTGGAAAAAAGCCATTCCAACCGGGCCCGACGCCCTGCACCAGCATCACCGCACGATCATTTTGCCGCTACGGGCGATCCCGGGCGTTTCGCCCGCTGCATGCGGCGATAGCGTCAGCGCAATCCACGCCAGGTCAGGCGTTTCTTCGCTCGAAAACACCTCGCCTGTATCAATCAGCCGCCCCTCGTTGTTGAGGTAGATCGGCTTACGCGCGCGATATTGCGCCATCACACCCCGCCGCAATTGATATTGCTCTGGCGGCTGGCGACAATCGCCGCGTTGATCGTGCCCGCAGTCGCGGTCCCGACCACATTGTAATATAGCTGGATATACCGGCTATTGGTGGCCTGCACGATCCGCGGCACCGCAAACATATAGCCTGAAACCAGCGCTGCCGCCGGAACAACCGCACCGCTGTCAACCGTCGTCCAATTGACGTTATCGGCCGACGTTTGCACTACCACCTGCATCGAAGTTAGCCCGGCAAAACCCTGGCCCACCGACACCGCCAGCGGAATTTTCTCGCCCTCGCCAAGATCGCGGGTCAGGGGCAACGTCGCGCCAAACGGCGTGCCGGTCACACCAAGATCAAGAACATTGGTCGACGGCGCCGAAGCGGTGACCGCCTGCTGGTTGCTGAAAACAAGCGAAGTATCGATGATCATGAAGGAATATCCTTGTATCCGGGTCGATCGGGCTGGCCGGGGGGTGGCGCCACCCGATCGACGGAAAAACCAGATTGGTTCAGGTGGCGCGCTTACGAAACAACGGTTTCGGTGCTCAGCAGCGCATCGGTTTCGCGGATCGGCATGCCGCGCCAGGTCATCACTTCCTCGCCCTGGATTTCCATCGGCGTCAGGCGCACAAAGTTGTCAACGCCTGACCGGGCGTTGGTGCCTTCGGCGTCCAGCGCCTCGAGCAGGGTGCGGTTCATATAAATCACCGTTCGGCCCATGCTGATCTGGCCCTGGGCTTCGACCCGGTATGCACGGCGGCCCTGCAGCTTGTAATAAGCATGACGCAACAGGGGGTTGAGCGCGATCGTGCCGGCGACCACGCTGGGCACATCGATGTTGGCAATCCGCGCGTTGTACCGCCAGTCCTTGACGCACAGCCCGATATGCTGGGTAAATTTTTCCTCTTTGACATAAAACGGATTGCCATTGCCATCCAGCACACGCTGGCGGCCCATGTCTTCGCGCTGGATCCCGCCGGGAATATTGTCGGGCACGATCGCCGAAGTCTGCATGTCGCCGTGGGTCACAAACCAGATTGATGCGTTGTTGGATCCGGTCCCGCCCGCATTAACCACATTGGGATTGAGATGCGAATTGAACCGCGGACCCATGCCGTGGAATTGCTTGCCGTTCACTTTCACGTCCGAATACCAGATCGCGCTCTCGATGGTCTGCGCAATGGCTTCAAGAAAGCCCTGGCCTTCCACCAGCCGCAGCTTGGCAGACTCAGCAGGTTTCAGGTTCAACAGCCGCTCATCGACACTCGACAGGCCTTCGACAAAGCCGGTGGTGTCTTTCACTTCGGTGTAATTGCCCTTCGATTGGGCAATGCCCTGGTACAGCGCGCCCCACGACACCGATGGCAATCCGGTGCGGATCGACGATCGATGCTCGGTGCCGCTGTTGCAGGAAACGACGTTGGCGTCTTTCATGAACGGGGTCAGTTGGGTCAGCGCCTCGACGACATCGCCGATGCCATCGCTGCTGGATTTCAAAACGTCGATCAGATTCCAGTATGAACTGCCAAGAATGGCCATTGTTTGGTCTCCTTATGGATATCCCGCGTAACCGGCGGGTACGGATGATGCCGGCAAACCCGCCAAAAACGGGCGCGATGCAGCCGGCAGGATGCGCTCTGCCTGGCGTCGCTACCGGTCGGGCAGCGAAGGCAATTCAGCGTGTTTCGTTGGGATAGAGCCGTTCCCATACGGGCTGGTTACGGCTGGGCGCGGTCGTCGGGCGTACAAAGCTGCCATCCTCGCCAACCAGCTCGCCCAATCGGCGAAACGCTCTGATCATGTCCGGGTGGTTGCCAAATCCACTGGTATCCAGCGCCGCGCGAAACGGATGCCCTTGCGCATAACCCAGCGCATCCAGCCCTTTGGCGGCAAAGTGCTCGGTCTCGGTCCGCCGCGCGCCACCGATTTCAGGATCGGCCATATACGCCGCGTGCCAGCTCTGCTTCTGCACCGCGGCGGCGTCCTCAAACTGCCGCCTAACGCTTTCCTGGGTGCGTGCCATAATATCGCGCGCCACCGGCAGCAATTTGTTGGCTGCATCGTTGCTCAGCCCGATATCGCGCAACACCGGGTCGGCGTTCTGGATCAGCGCAGGATCGATTGAAAACCCTTCGAGCGTCAGGTCATAACGCTCGGGGGTCAGCGCAGCGAGCGGCAACAGCGGCGGCGCTGGTGCCACGGCAGGCTGGTCAATGGCCGGCGCGTCGGTCAAACCCTGGCTCGGCGTCGCTGAATCAGCTGGCGTCAGGGATCTCGTCGTAACGGGTGTGGTCGCGGGAACGGCTTCGTTCACGTTGGTTTTCCTTGTAATTGAGCGCCTCGGTCAGGCCGAGCCCTAGCGTTGTGATCCCATCGGGGTCGGCACTGCGCACCGCTTCGCTCTGCCCGGAATGCGCCAGCATCAGCAGATCAAAGCCTAGCGCGCGGCGTCCTTCGAGGTGGGCCAGATCGCGCATCGGTGCCGTGCTGGCCGATACTGTCTGCCCCAGGATCCCCGCGCTTTGGATCGCGGCAAACAAAAACCGGCGAAATTCAGGCCGGGTCAGCAGGAACTCGGCGTCCTTCGGGTCAAACCCCATAGACAATTTCCCATGCAGAACGCGCCACTCAGGCGGGTGGCAACAGCCGCGCCAACAGGCTGTCGCCGTTGCCGGTATCGGTCGCCGCCAGCAGCCGCGCGGCATCGGCACCCGCCTTCATCGCCGGCATCGCGGCCAGCGCCTGCGCTGTCGCCGCTTGCGTCGCGCGCGCCTTGCGCAAGGCCGCAACTTCGCGGGCCGGCCGGATCAGCCGCGCCGGCGCCCCGGCGCGATAGCCATATTCATCAACCGCCTGGTCAAAATCGATCATGTCCAGCGCGTCGGGATGCACCGCCGCCAGATTGCCGACAAACCCGACCACTCGCTCGATCTGGCCAAGGCCTACCATCCGCTGCATCTGCTGCAGTATCGATACGAATTCGACATTCAGCGGCCTGTTTGCCAGCGCCACCGGCACCGGCGGCAGCATCCCGCCACGGTGCAGGATGCCAAACGCCCGCTCGATCGCCACTTGCAGCTTTTCGTTGGCCACGCGTTCGATCACCGGGCCCAGCTGGGTCAGCTTTTCCTCGTTGCGCGCGGCGATTTCCTCTACCGTGCGCGGCTGAATGCCGGCCATGTTGGTAATCGCGTTGAACAGATCGGCAAACGCCAGCGAATCGATCTGCCCCCGGCACTTGTCCATTTCCTGCCCGATCGCCGCCACCGCCTGATACGGCATTGGATACGGAATAAATATCTGGTCGCGATCGACCCCGGCTGCAACGACGACCCGCCCCGGCTCCCCGGTCAGGCGTACATTGGGCGGCGCGATCTTTTCGGGCCGCACCATCTGGTCGATCGCCTCGTTGCGCCGCTTGGCCTGCATCTGCAATTCGCGCAGCGCCGGCAGCGCTTCCATCCCCGGCGAAACGCCATACGTGTCACCGCCCACCACATCCCAGCGCGGCGCCCAGAACGGCTGCTCATGATAACCGGCCACTCGCAACAGACTGTCCGATCGATCGGCAGCATCCCAATAGACCGACCGCCACGGCTTTGCCCCGAATTGCGCCGGGTCATAATCGGGATCGGGCTCGATCGCGTGATAGATCTCGACCGCCGCCTCGTACTGGCTGCGATCATACAACGCTCGGATCACCGGCGAACAGGCGTCGCCAAAGGTGTCGATCGCCTGCTTCACGCTCATTGGGCACACCCGATACAGCGTATCAGGCACCAGCGCGTCCGACAGCCCGATCCAGTATTCGCCGAATGTCAGCGCATGGCACACCGCGCCGGCGGTCCGATGCTCGACCATGACACAGCCTTCGGTGCCAAACAGCCCCATCTCGCCATAGCCCGATTTGGCCGCCGCATAAAAATTGGTACTCGCAAAAAACGCATAAAGCCGCCGCTCGACGTCAGATAGCCAGGGCCGCACGCCATTGGCGTCCATCAGCCGGTCATCGGCCAGCTTCAGCGTAAACCACGGTCGCGATGCACTCGACAGCCCGCTGGTCATGCCATTGGTCAACGTGCGAAACGCCTCGATCCCGTGCGGGTCGAACAGTGTGCGGTTCCACATTCGCCGCCGCCCGCCGTTCTGGTCCTTGCCGCCCCGCAAAAAACGCGATCGCGCCGGTTGGGCAAAGCGGGCGATCTGTTCGGCCTCCGCCTCATAATCGCCCCGCACATTTTTCATCAGCGCCAGTCGCTGTTCGCAATGGCTGCGAAGGGTCTCTTGTCGGTTCATGCGGTGCGTGCCCCTCAACCCAGCGTGGGATTGGAAACGGTCGGCGATCCCAGCACGCCTTGCGGCCCGGTCACCATTCCGGCCAGCACCGTGCGCTGCCACGCTTGCGGATTAACAGTACGCGCCGCGCCGCCCTGGTCGGGCAATTGCATCGGCTGGCGCACCGGCACGGTCGGGATCGTCGGGGTGCTGCACATGTTTGGCTCCTGTCTGGTTAATCACGGTTTAGTGCGCCTGTGCGCTGGTTTGGATCGCGGGAGGCAAGATTGTTCAATCGAGTTCGGTGTACCGATCCTCGTCCCGCAACGCCGCCACCCGCTCGGGGTCGAGCCAGTTCGGCACCCGTCGTGGCAGCACGGCCTCGGCAAATGTACAGGCCAACGCATCGGCCCAGTCGGGGCTGGGCAGCCCGCGTTTTTTCATGTCGACCTTGCGCTCCAGCCGCACACGGGTGTCGTCCGCGGCAAAACCATACGTTGGCCCGGCCAGATCATCGCGCAGCCGCGGGTGGTCGGGTATCGCCCCGCGCCGCAGCCACGCGCGCATCCGCGCCCAGATTTCGGCACGCTTGTTGGCAGTATGTACGGCCACCCCCGGCTCCAGCTCGGCATCGCGCCCTGCGCCACCAAACCACACCTCGATCACCGGCACATCGCCAACCAACTGGCGCAATCGGTCGACGATCGCCGCGCCGATATTCCCGGCATCGACCATGATCGCATCGGGCTGCCACCTTTGCGCGGCCAGCGCGATATCGCCCGCCAGGCTCATCGCATCGGTACCGCGCCACGCCTGCCACGGCCGCGACCGCGCATCCACGCCGCAACGGATCGCCAAAACGCTCTCATCATCGCCATAGCGCGCACAATCCACGCCAAAGATCACTGGCTCGCCGCCCGCCATCAGCGCGATCTCGCGCGCCTGCGCGCCTTCAATCTCGGTCTGGCCGATAAATTGCATGGCACTGGCCGAAGGAAACTGGCCACGCACCCGCACCCGCACAATGTCCGAATCCACGCCAAACGTCCGCACCAGCTCATCGAGATAGCGCTTGTTGGTCCCTTCGACCTCGCGCGCATCGATCTGTGCGGCGCACCACAGCGCCCGGTACCGGCCAAAACATTCGCGAAACGCGCCGCTGGCATGGGTCGGATTGCCAAATGCCAGCCAGATGATTTCGGTGTCCGCATCGGTCAGCGCCCCCAGCGCCACTTCCCAGACCTTGTCGGCAATCCCCGATGCTTCATCAAACACCAGCACAATGCGCTTGCCCTGGTTGTGAAGGCCCGCAAACGCCTCGGTGTTGTACTCGCTCCACGTCACCAGATCGCAACGCCACGATTTGTCATGGCCGCCCATCGTCGAAACCATCGCCGTCGCCGAATCGCGAAACCAGTCCGAAGTCAGCGCCAGCCGCGCCCACTTGGCCAGTTCGGGCGCGGTCTTGGTGCGCAATTGCGCCTCGGTGTTGGCGGTCACGATCACCCGCGTATCGGGGCAGGTATCCAGCGCCCATTTGACCAGCATCCCGATCAGCGCCGATTTGCCGATGCCATGCCCCGACGCCCGCGCAATCCGCAGCGGCTGAAACCTCTGCCCCGGGTCAGACAAATGCGCGCCAATCTGCGCCATCACCGCCCGCTGCCACGCACGCGGCCCATCCATTTGCGCCAGATCGCCCTCGCCCCAGCCAAACGCATACATCGCATAACCCAATGGATCGGCGGTAAACGCGCCAATGTCTTCGGCCAGCGTCACGACCGGGTCGGCGCCGGCTGGTAATTTTGCCTTACCCATGGTCGGTGGCAACTTCCGCCTCGCGTGGCCGCTGGCCCGCATCTTCATGATGCACCCGCCGCCGCGCCCGCTCGATCGCCGCCACTGGATCACCCGCGCTCGACAATTCGAAATCCTGACGCGGCTTGCCCCATGCCCGGTCAAGCACGGCGTTGGCCGCGCTCACCCGCGCCGTCGCGGGGGCATCGCCATTGGTCATGATCGCCACCAGCGTGGCCAGCGCCTCGGCCGTATGCGTACGCGCCACCGCCGCATCGCTGCGGCCACACCGCGCCGTCACAGGCGCTACTTTGCGCGGTCTGCGCACAACCGTTTCAGCGCGCGGCATATGGCTTGCGATCGCTCGGCAATCCCATCGCTGCGGCCGAACGCGCCCCACGCCGCACCAGCGGACGCTCCCCATGCATCGATGGGTGCCGCGCGGTCTGCTTGCCGGTGGCGACAATTTCAACCAGCCGAAATCGCTGAAACCGGCTGACCCGGATCAGGCCCCGGCTTTCCAGCTTCCGCACCAGCTTTGGCCCCATGGAACTCGAATTGAACCCGGCGGCCACCTCCAGATCGATATTGACCGGGCAAGGCTGGTCGTTTTCCGCCGCATGATTGATCAATCGGTACGCGATGCGCTCGGCCATGCCCAGCGCATCGGCGGTCACGTGCGGCGGCATCGGCAACGGCTGATGCGTGCGCAAGACTTCGCCATCCCAATAAGCGTCAAGGCTGCTGCTGGCCATTTTCATCACGTTGTCGCGCTCCTGTTGTGGTGGCCAAAGGAAAAGGCGGTGGGTGCGCCGCAAGGGCGCACCCACCGCCAGAGGTCGCATGCGCCGTCAGGGGAAACGGTCGTTTGCGATGCAGCCGGGGCCAGCAGCGATGCCACCGGCACAACGAGGGTCAGGCCCGTTCGTCACCGTCGCCAGCGGGGAGAGGAGGGGGGCGACTCAGCGGTTCGGTCTGCATTTCGCCGATCTATCTAAAAATCGGATATTATGATAGTTGAGACTGCCCGAAAATGGATATAATTTAGTTTTCGGATCAAGGTTAATCTGATAATAGGTTGATCCTCACTCTTGCAAGGGGCGCCTGATGCGTGCTTTTGATGCCATGCTTGTGCGCCAGACGATGAAGGCGCGCTCACTCAGCCAGGCGCAACTCGCCCACGATCTGGGCTTTGCCAGCCAGTCGGCCGTGTCTGCCCTGCTGGCGGGCAAGCGCCGCGTTACCGTGGATGAAGCAGCCGCAATTTACGCCACGCTTGGCCTTGATGCGCCGGGGCAGGGCAGTGAAACACCGCCTTTCCCTGCCGAATCCGCCAGCGCGCGGCTGCGCGAAACCGGTGCCACCGGGCTTGTGCCCGATTATGGCGTCGTCCCGGTCATCGGCATCGCCGGCGCCGGTCGCTGGCGCGAAGCGGTTGAAATGCCGTTGGGGCACATGCCTGTACCTGGCCGCCTCGCCGGGCGGTCGGTGTTCGGGATCGAGGTCTGTGGCGATTCGATGGATCTGCTGATCGAAGACGGCGGCCTGATCCTGGTCGATGCCGGCCAGAAAGAACTGGCCCCTGGCGGCGTCTATCTCATCGCCAACAGCCGCGGCGAAGCAACCGTCAAGCGTTACCGCCGCGACCCCGCCCGGTTCGAACCCTGTTCCAGCAACCGCGCCCACCAACCCTTCCTGATCAGCGAAGATGATTTCTCGGTCCTCGGTAAAGTCGTCTGGAAAAGCGCACCGGTAATCTAACCCATCAGCACCCGATCAAAACCAAATTGCTCGCTATCCCAACCCTTCTGCTCGCCATTAGAGCGTGATGCGAAAAAGTGGGCACCGGTTTTTCGCAAAAAATCACGCGTAAACAGAGACTCCTAGAGCCTGATGCGATTCTTTCTTATCGCATCAGGCTCTAGAAATCCTTTTACCCGTCATTCCAATCCCTCCATTTCGTCATTCCAGCGCAGGCTGGAATCCAGTTTCTTCCTTCGCCCCACACCAGATTGGTCAAACTACGCACCGCACTCCCAACCCGCGATCCTAATAATCTGAATATCAGATAATTTACGCCAATTGTTGATTCCGCAAGGACGCCCTTGGCATGCCGCATCGCTCCATCATGCCGCCCAGCCACTGGCACCTCACCCGCGCCGCGCAAAACCTGCTCGCCGCTCTGGCCCCGTACGACTTGCGCCTCACTTTGAATCGCGGCGGCCCCGGGACCGATCACCTCGCCTGGCACCCGGACAATGATCACGGCGCAGCCACGTTCGGCGCACTCGAAAGCTTGCGCCAACGCGCCGTGGGCCCAGCCTACGCCATGGCACCCGATGATTTCGTGCGTACGGCCGCACTTGCCGCCGCCCAACGCGCGCCAACCGTGGCGGCCACAGTCGCCAGCCGGTTCGGTGATCCCGCTCGCTGGCTTGGTTTCGGCCCGCATGAAGCAACGCGCCGCTTCCGCGCCAACTGGCGCTGAGCGGCGGCCGTTATCACGCCCGCAGTTGCAAAGTCGTGCCCGGGGCAAATCGCGCGGCAACCGCTTCAACTGAAATCGGCCGGCCGGTCAAATAGCCCTGAAACTCATGGCATCCGGCGGCAATCAGCAGATCTTTCTGCAATTCGGTCTCGACCCCTTCGGCAATCACCCCAAGGTGAAAACTGCGGGCCAGCTTCACGATCGCCCCGACCAAAGTTTCGGCCTCGACGCTCTGCCCCAGATCGGCCACAAAACTGCGGTCGATCTTGATTTTGTCGACACGAAACCGGTGGAGCAGGCGCAACGACGAATAGCCGGTACCAAAATCATCGAGCACAATGGCAAAACCCACGCGTTTCAGGGCAGCAAAGTTCTCCATCGTCGCCGGTGAATCGGTCAGCAGCGCGGTTTCGGTCAGCTCGATATCGTACTGCGCCGGATTGATCTTGGCCGCTGCGGCAATCTGGATCACCCGCGTGGCAAACCCCGGCGCGCGCATCTGGATGGCCGAAATATTGATTGCCACGCGCACTTTTGGCCAGTCGCGGGTTTCGGCAAACACCCGGCGCAACACAAATTCGCCAATCCCCAGAATCAAGCCGCATTCTTCGGCCAACGGGATAAATGTGCCCGGTGAAATCGCGCCCAGCTCCGGGTCGTTCCACCGCAACAGCGCTTCATAGCCGCGGATCGATCCGGCGGTATCGACTTGCGGCTGATAGACCATAAGAAACGCACCCTGGTCGATTGCGTTGCGCAATTTGGCCTGAAGCATCCGCCGGGTCTGAAACGCCGCCTCCATCTCGTGCTCATAAAAGGTAATGCAGCCTCGGCCGCGGGCCTTGGCGCGATACAACGCCAGATCAGCCTGTCGCAGCGCCAGCGATGGTTCGCGCACCGTCCCGTCGATCACCGCAACGCCAATCGAACACCCGACGTCCAGCCGCCCGAATTCGCTGTCAATCGGGGTCAACAGCGCCCCAAGGCAGCGCTGCGCCAGCGCCGCAATCGCTTCGCGATCCGCAGTCAGCGCCACCAGCACGAATTCGTCCCCGCCCAACCGCGCGGAAAAAGCGTCGGGTTCGGCGTGCGCCAGCATCCGCAATCGGTCCGCCATCACTTTCAGCAATTCATCGCCGGCATGGTGGCCAAGCGTATCGTTCACTTCCTTGAACCGGTCGAGATCGATGCACAGCATTCCCAGCATTGGTCGATGCGGCGACAGGGCGGCCAGCATCACGCGCAACCGATCAAACAGCAGGGCACGATTGGGCAGCGAAGTCAGCGTGTCATGATACGCCAGATGCCGCGCCCGCATCTCGCTCGCCAGCAACTCGTCCACCACCACACCACTGCGGCGCACGATGGTCCAGCCGACTAGTAACAGCAAAGCCAGGGCGCCCAGCAGGGGCATCATCATCCCGCGCAACAGCACCGCGCCCGGCTGGCTCGGTGCCCAGTTCAGCGCTGCGACAAACGTGCCATCGGGCGCGCGCAATGGCAAAACCGCGCGATCGCGGCCAACGCCCGGTGTGGTCACCAGTGTCAGATCATCCAGCAGATAGCGCGCGGCAAAGGCCTTGAGCATCGCGTTGTCGATCGGGATGGCATTGATCGAAACCGCCGCCTGCGGCCCCTTTGGCTGTATCAGGCCAAGATCGGGCTGCACCAGACTGGCCATCACCACATAGACTTTGCCACCGACCCGCGCGATGCCATTGGCTTGGATCGGCCGCGTGATCTCGCCTTGCCCCCGCGCATGGGGCCTGATCGCGCCGCGGCGCGCCTCTGCCACGCGAATCGGGCGCAACAGTTGCCGAACAACCGGTCGAAACGGCTCGAATACGCTGGCTGGGGGATGGTTGCCCTGCACATATGCATACGTTACCTTGCCCTCGCCATCGATGAAAAAGCTATGGGTAAAGCCGTCAAACTCGTATAGTTGGTGGCCAAAATCGAGGTCGGCAAACGCCAGATCCATTTTACGGTCGATTTTGGCTACGGTATTGTCCCAATCGACTTGCGGCACGACGATTTCATTCAGCTGGCGCAGTTGCTGGGCAAATCCGCTTTCGACCATGTGCTGTTCACGCTCGATCGCAGTGACGTTAAACCGGTCCACCAGAAAAATCGCCACCACCGCCAAAAGTGCAAGCACTCCTAGCGTCATCGCCGCAATCGGCAGCAAAAGTTGCCGTTTGCGCGATTTTTCGATGATGATGGTTCTCACACCCATCTAGTCCACAGGCCCCTGTTGCCAACCCGATCAAAATCCCAATGGTTGCCACTATAGCCACAGCAACCTAACCTTTTGCTAAGATGCCTTTGCCCAATTTGCTCGGGCAATTTCGTCTGCCGTTTGTCCCGGCGAACTGGCAATATCCGCAGCTTTCGCGTAACCTTCATTGCGATGACTGAAACGCCCGGCCCCCTGCAGCCCCCCGGAACATATTTGCGCGATCATGATGATCCCTGGACCTCGGCACAGCGCCGGGCAAGCCTGGTCGCGCTGGCGCTGTTTGGCCTGCTCGGCCTGTGGACGCTGCACGTGTTCCTGCCGGCGCTCGGCTGGGCGATCATTCTGGCGGTCTCGCTGTGGCCGTGGTTAAAGCGCGCGATCGCGTTCTGGCCGGCCGGTGAAAACTTCACTTGGCCGGCGTTGTTCACGTTCACCGTGGCGCTGTTTTTTGTTCTGCCACTGGTGTCGGTGGCGCATGCGGTCACCGCCGATGGCAGCTTCGCGCTGCAATGGTTTGCCGATGCGCGCGCCCACGGTGTGCCGGTGCCCGATTTTGTCGCGCAATTGCCGGGTGGCTCGGCCATCGGCGCATGGTGGCAGGCACACTTGGCACAGCCCGGCGAACTCGCCAGTCTGGGCCTGCCCGGCACAACCGGATTATCGCCACTCGGCAATGAAGAACATCTGCTGGGGCTGGTGCTCCACCAGCTGGTGCTGGCCGTATTCCTGCTGCTCATCCTGTTTTTTCTGCTGCGCGATGGCGAAAACGTGGCCAGCAGCCTCTATGTCGGATGTGAACGCGCCTTCGGCAAAGCGGGCGTCAATGTCGCGATGCAGGCCTTGCGCGCGGTGCGCGGCACGGTAAATGGTTTGGTCGTGGTCGGTTTTGGCGAAGGCGTCCTGCTCGGGGTGGTCTATGCCTTGTGTGGTGCGCCCCACGCCGCGCTGCTCGGATTGTTGACCGGTCTGCTGTCGGCGGTGCCCTTCGGCGCGGTGCTGGCCGCCGCGGCGGCCGCCGCCTTGCTCGCCGGCGCGGGAAAGATGCTGGCCGCCGGCGTTGTCGCCGTGGTCGCTGCGGTGGTCATCTTCATCGCCGATCACTTCGTGCGCCCGGTCATGATCGGCGATGCCACCCGGCTGCCATTCATGGTCGTGCTGCTCGGCATCCTGGGCGGGATCGAGGCACTCGGCCTGATCGGGCTCGTGATCGGCCCGGCGTTAATGGCCGTGCTTATGCTGCTCTGGCGCGAATGGGTCGGCTCGCAAAAAGGCCCGCTAAACCCGGAACGCCAAACACCTGGCCCGCAACCCGATCCCTAAACCCCCGCGCTATGCAACCGCCCACGCCGCCGCACACAAACCACAAGGTTGACCGCATACAAAAACCCTGCAATTGCGCGGCCACCGGCGCGCCGGGCGGTTAGCTCAGTTGGTAGAGCATCTCGTTTACACCGAGAGGGTCAGCGGTTCGAGCCCGTTACCGCCCACCATACAGATCACGAAAAAACGCCATTTTTGGGTCATAAGGCCAGCGGCGTGGAAAGTAAGCCGGGTCCTGTGTATCCGCCGTGTATCCCGATGAGTCGGAGCGGTGAGGCCTGGTGAATGGCGCATCGAAGGCCGGCGCGGAAATCCAAACAGTCAGTACGATGTCCGGGCGTTTATTCGTGCTGACGACCCCGAAAGGCTCGTTGCAGGGCTAAGAGTCCGATCCGAAAGTTTGCCAATCATAGCAGCATGTTACAATCCTTCGCATCGGGATGCCTAAATTGGAGGCAATGCAGCACCTGTGCCGTTTGGC